GAGTACGAGGACAGCACCATGTCCGGCGACACCGAGGTGGATCCCACCGTGCCCATCCAGATCGGCCTGGACTTCGGCCTGACGCCCGCAGCCACCATCGGACAGCGCCTGCCCAATGGCCGCTGGGTCATCCACAAGGAGATCGTCACCTTCGACATGGGCCTGGAGCGGTTTGGCCTGGAGCTGCTGGCCCTGCTCAACCAGCACTTCCCCAACCACCAGGTACTGCTGTGGGGCGACCCCGCCGGCATGGCTAGGGATGCGATCTACGAGGTGACCAGCTTCGACTTCCTGCGGACGCTGGGGCTACGGGCGCAGCCGACGGCCAGCAACGACTTCAAGGTGCGCCGAGAAGCAGCTGCAGCCCCCATGCAGCGCCTGATCGCCGGCAAGCCGGGGCTGATCGTCAACAGGCAATGCAAGCTCCTCCGCAAGGCGCTGGGCGGCGGCTACCATTTTAAGCGCGTGTCTGTCGGCTCCGGCCAGGAGCGATTCAGGGATGCGCCCAACAAGAACGAGCATTCCCACATCGGCGATTCATTTGCCTATCTGATGCTGGGCGGCGGCGAGTACAACCGCATGACCCGCACCCCCAGCCTGGGCGGCAGACCCATGAACCAGACCGTGATAATGAAGCAGGACTTCGATGTCTTCTCGGGGTGATGTCGCAGCGCAATCACCCGGCTTGCATCCTGTACAGACCTCAATAGAATCCATTGCACACTGTCCGATTGAATGGAGTTCACCATGGCATTCCCTTGGATCGCTGCCGCAATTCTTGCGTCTACGGCTATTCAGGCAAATCAGGCCCGCAGGTCGCGCCAGGAAGCGGCGAGTCAGCAGCGCGAGGCATTGACACAGCAGGCTGCTGATGCGGCGCGGATGCGCGAGGAGATCTCCCGCCAGACGCAGGCCTACGCGCAGCAGGCCACCTCGCTGCAGCAGCAGGCTGATCTCGCTCGCCAGCAGTTTGAGCTGCAGTCGCAGACCTACCGCGACAACAAGCTGGCCATGGAGCAGAAGGCCCGCGAAGTCCAGGCCGCCGCCGACGAGGAGCGCCGCAAGGCCGCGGCCTCCGAGGCCTCTGCCCTGCGTGCCCGCACCCGCGGGGGCCGCCGCTCGCTGCTGTCTGGTGAGCGCATGGACGCCGAACTGGGCGTGGGCATGAACCTGGGCGGCTCCTCGGGGATGTTGCAGTAATGGCCACGATACGCCCCACCCAGGTCAACCTGGCCCGCCTGTCGCGCCGCACCGGCGGCCTGGATCGCCTGGCCAATGAGTACAAGTCGCAGATCGCTGCGCTGACCGAGGACTATTCGAGGAACTTCGCGCAGTACCAGGGCCGCGTGAGCGAGCAGATGGCCCCGTTTGAGGCGGCCATGCAGCAGTACCAGCAGGTGGCCAATCCCCAGTACCAGGCTGCCCTGGCCGACTACAACGCCAAGCTGGAGGCGTATCGCCAGCAGCTGGCCGAGCTGGAGAAGGATCCCGTGGTGGAGCGCCAGGGTGAAACGTCTTACCGCACTTGGTACGGCAAAACCAAGACCGAGAAGTTCACCTATTACGAACCCAAGCCCGTGCCCACGTTCACCGAGAAAGCGCCGACTGCGCCTGATGTGCCGATGGCCCCGCAGGTCGAGCAGTTCCAGGGCGGCGAACAGTTTGAAGCAAGGCGCAGCCAGCTGGGCCAGACGATGCAGCGCGAAGTCGGTGAGCGCCGCGCTGCACGCCTGCAGGCCACGCGCCGCAGCACTCGCACTATGTTGGGAGGTAGCAATGGACAAAGTTGAAAAGGTCATGCGTGAGTACAAGCAGGGCAAGCTGGAGTCCAGCTCCGGCCAGAAGGTCACCGACCGCAAGCAGGCCATCGCTATCGCTCTGTCTGAGCAGCGCCGCTCGCGCTCCAAGCGCAAGGGTGGCCTGATGAAGGAGGCCACAGCATGAAGATCGAGATCGAGATCGAGAAGAACGGCGAAGACAAGCCGATGGAAAAGCCTGAGCTTGAAGACGAGCAGAAGGTGGCCCTGGGCAAGAAGCTCAAGAAGAACCTGACGCTTACGCGCATGGAGCGCCAGCTGCTGGCCGAGTACCTGCTCAAAGAGGAGGACGAATGATGGAAGGTAAAGAAGTCTGGGAGAAGCCCCGGCCCAAGGATCTGGGTAAGCCCCGCGAGCTGTCAGACGCGCAAAAGCGGATGGCCATGCGCCGAGCGCAGAAGGCCGGTCGCCCCTATCCCAACCTGATCGACAACATGGCGGCAGCCAAGGCCAAGAAGTGAGCAGGCTCAAAGACCCCGAAGGTGGACTGACCGAGGCCGGTCGGCGGCACTACGAGCGCACGGGCGAGAGCAAGAACCTGCAGCCCGGCGTGAAGGAGTCCAGCCCGTCGGGTGAGCGTGCCCGCCGCAAGGGTTCATTCCTGACCCGCTTCTACACCGACCCCAGCGGGCCGCTGGTCAAGGACAACGGCGAGCCGACGCGCCTAGCGCTGGCAGCGCGTGCCTGGGGCGAGCCAGCCCCGCGCACCGCTGCAGCTGCTGCACGCCTGGCCGCCAAGGGCCGCAACCTGCTGGCCAAGTACAAAGCTCAGAAGGACTGATTGAATCATGGAATACAAAGACAAGACCGGCGGGATGCGCCTGACCCCTGAGCAGATCGTCAAGCGCCAGGACATCGCCCAGAAGAAGAAGGACGAGTTCCAGGCGCTGTACATGGATGCCTACGAGTTCGCCCTGCCCCAGCGCCAGCTGTACGGAGTCTGGGAGGGCAACTACACCGGCAAGAACAAGATGACGCGGGTCTTCGACTCGACGGCCATTAACTCCACCCAGCGGTTCGCCAACCGGCTGCAGTCCGCGGTCTTCCCGCCCCAGCGCAAGTGGGCACGCCTGGATGCCGGCAGCGACATCCCCGCTGACCGCCAAGGCACCGCCAAGGCCGTGCTGGAGATCTACAACGACAAGATGTTCACAGTCCTGCGGCAGAGCAACTTCGACATCGCCATGGGCGAGTTCCTGCTCGACCTGGCCGTGGGCACCGCCTGCATGATGGTGCAGCCTGGCGACGACATCAGCCCCATCAACTTCATCCCGGTGCCCCTGTTCCTGGTCACCTACGAGGAGGGCGCGAACGGCCAGGTGGACAACGTCTACCGCAAGATCCGCATGAAGGGCGAGTCCATCCAGCGCCAATGGCCGGATGCCAAGATCGAAGGCCAGCTGGCCCGCCTGATCCAGGACAAGCCCACCGAGGATGTGGAGCTGCTCGAGGCCACGATCTATGACGCCAAGCGCGGCGACTACTGCTACCACGTTATCTACAAGCACGGTAAAGAGGAGATCGTCTACCGCCGGCGCAAGTCCAGCCCCTGGGTGATCTCGCGCTACATGAAGGTGGCCGGCGAGATCTATGGCCGCGGCCCGCTGCTCACGGCCCTGCCGGACATCAAGACCCTAAACAAGACCATCGAGCTGCTGCTCAAGAACGCCAGCCTGGCTGTCTCTGGGGTCTACACCGCCGCGGACGACGGGGTGCTGAACCCCAACACCGTCAAGCTGGCCCCCGGCGCGATCATCCCGGTGGCCCGCAATGGTGGCCCGCAAGGCCCGGCCCTGGCCGCCCTGCCCCGCTCCGGCGACTTCAACGTCAGCCAGCTGGTGATCAACGACCTGCGCTCCAACGTCAAGCGCATCCTGCTGGACGAGTCTTTGCCGCCGGACAACATGAGCGCCCGCTCGGCCACCGAGATCGTGGAGCGCATGAAGGAGCTGTCGCAGAACCTGGGCAGCGCCTTCGGTCGCCTGATCAACGAAACCATGATCCCGCTGGTGGCCAAGATCCTCGAGGTCATGGACGAGCGCGGCCTGATCGATATGCCGCTGCGGGTCAACGGCCTGGAGGTCAAGGTGGTGCCCGAGGCCCCGCTGGCCCAGGCCCAGGCCATGGACGAGGTGCAGGCCATCCTGCAGTACGCCCAGATCATGCAGGGCTTCGGCGCAGACGGCGCTGTGGCCCTCAAGACCGACGCCCTGCCCGACTACCTGGGCGAGAAGCTCGGCGTGCCCATGGCCGTGCGTAACACCCGCGAGGAGCGGGCCGTCATCCTGGAGGAGGCCCAGAAGGCCCAGCAAGACCAGATCATGGCTCAGGCCATGGTTGCACAGGCCCAGGCCGGTGGCGCACCAATGGCCCCGGCTGAGGAGATGCCTGCATGAGCTGGGAAGACCTGGAAGCCGCCGACCAGACCGAGGACAGGCGCGAGGCCACGCAAAAGCGTGAAGACCTGATGCGCCTGTGCCTGCGGGTGTTCGGCACCGAGGATGGCCAGAAGCTGCTGGAGTGGCTGCGCGAGATGTATGTGGATGTGCCCGTCGCCGTGCCGGGTGCTGATCCCTCCCATGCCTTTTTTGCCGAGGGGCAGAGGAACGTGGTGCGGGACTTGATAGCGCGGATCAACCAAGCAAGGAAGCTCTAACCAATGGCAGACACCAACGACCAACCCGGTGGCGACACCGGCCTATTGGACTCGGTCACCGTCGAAGACCCCAACACCCCCGCAGAACCGCAGAAAGCGGAGATCCCCCACAAGGCTGCAGACCCTGCAGCTGCTGCCCCGGAGGCCCCGCCCGAGTGGCTGCCGGAGAACTTCATCAAGGACGGCAAGCCAGACTACGAGAGCCTGGCCAAATCCTGGCGCGACCTGCGCGGCAAGATCAGCAAGGGCGCACACAACGCGCCGGCTGACGGCAAGTACGACACCAGCAAGTTCGGAGAGAACTCCGCAGATAACCCGATGGCAAACACCATCGTCGGCTGGGCTAAGGAAAACGGCCTAAACCAGGCTCAGTTCGATGACCTGGTGGAGCGCCTGCAGACCAATGCTCAGGAGATCCTGGGCAATGACATGGTCGATCCCAAGGTCGAGATGGAGAAGCTCGGCCCCAACGCCAACGCCATGATCAACGGCATGGTCGATTGGGCCAGGGGCCTGGTCAACAAGGGCGTCTGGAGCAAGGACGACTTCGAGGAGTTCAAGATCATGGGCGGCACCGCCCGCGGTCTGCAGGCCCTGCTCAAGATCCGCGAGGCCTACGAGGGCCGGGTGCCCATCGAGTCAGCCCCCATCGACGGCGCACCCTCCAAAGAGGAACTGTACGCCATGGTGGCCGATCCAAAGTACAAGACCGACGCTGCCTACCGGCAGAAGGTCGAGCGCCTGTTCAACCAGGTGATGAGCTGAGTCTCCAAGGTCTGCCGCAAGGCAGTTGCCACCTCGCCCCGGCCTAATCCGCCGGGGCTTTTTTTGTCCAGAATGCAACGGGGGCTATTGACAACGTAGTTTTTTCCCTACAATCAAGGCCCAAGGCCCACAGCAATGTGACCCTGACCGCAGCGAGATGCTGACGAGTGGCTGCCGCAAGCAGCAAGCACAGGCCCGGATCTCCGGCTCACCGACGCGCAAACCCTGTCCAACAACCGAATGAGGTAATCAAATGAGCGTTTCTCTCTCGAACGCCTTTGTCACTCTCTTCGACGCAGAGGTCAAACAGGCTTACCAGGGCAAAGCAATGCTGGTGGGCGCTGTGCGTCAGCGTCGGGGTGTCGAAGGCTCCACCGTCAAGTTCCCCAAGGTCGGCAAGGGCGTGGCTACTGCCCGCGTGACCCAGACCGATGTGACCCCGATGAACGTCGGGTTCAGCACCGTGACCTGCACGCTGGGCGATTGGAATGCCGCTGAGTACAGCGACATCTTCAGCCAGCAGAAGGTCAACTTCGATGAGCGTAGCGAGCTGGCCCAAGTGGTCGGTGCAGCAATTGGCCGTCGCCAGGATCAGCTGATCCTCGATGCGCTGTCTGCTGCCTCCGGCACCGGCACCGTCGCCAACTCCATCGGCGGCGCAAACACCAATATGAACATCGCCAAGCTGCGCGAGGCTGCCAAGATCCTGAACGCCAAAAACGTTCCGGCTGATGGCCGCCACATCATCATCCACGCCAACTCCCTGGCTGCGATGCTGGAGCAGACCTCGGTGACCAGCTCTGACTTCAACACCGTTAAGGCGCTGGTTCAGGGCGAGATCAACGCATTCATGGGCTTCCAGTTCCATGTGCTGGGTGATCGTTCTGAGGGTGGCCTGCCCATCGACGGTTCCAACGACCGTACCCTGTACGCCTTCCACAACCAAGCAATTGGCTACGCTGAAGGCATCGCTCCTCGCACCGAGATCAACTACATCCCCGAGAAGACCAGCTGGCTTGTCAACGCCCTGTTCTCTGCCGGTGCTGTGGCGATCGACGCCGAGGGTATCGTCAAGATCACGGCCCGCGACACCGCGGCTGCCGCTTAATAGGAGGGTCTGAAACATGGCTTACTCTGCTGACGGCTTCACCGCGTATAGCGCGTCCAAGCGTGGCAATGCCCCGTCGATGTATGGTTACAAGACCACCGACGCCATTGCCGATGTCAACACCAGCGGTTACTTCAACTCGCTGGCCAACACCCTGGAAGTGGGCGACGTTATCCATTGCGTGACCTCCACCGGCTCTACCGCCGTGGTCACCCTGGTCTACGTTGTCTCCAACGCTTCTGGCGTGGTGGATGTGACGGACGGCACCACGCTGTCCAGCACCGATAGCGATTAATCGCAGTCGGCAAAAGCGGGCCAGCCCCTGAGCAATCGGAGGCTGGCCCTTCTCACATTGAGAGGTTCACATGGCTGCAGGCGACACAGGTATCACCATCTGCTCAGACGCACTCCTGATGCTGGGCGCGAAGGCTATTTCGTCCTTCAACGACGGCACCGATGAGTCCAGCGTCTGCGACCGCCTCTACCCCGACATTCGTGACTCCACGCTGATGATGTACCCGTGGAGTTTCGGCATGAAAAAGATCCAGTTGGCGCAGCTGATTACCGCCCCAAATAGCGTCTGGCAGTACGCTTATCAACTCCCTGGCGACCGCCTGGGCAGCCCCCGTGCCGTATATGACTCGGCTGCTGTGGGGGCCACGCCGCGCAAGGAGTGGGAGATCCAAGGGGATCAGCTACTGACCAACCTGACCGCAGTCTTCATCGACTACCAGTACAGCACCCCTGAGTACGCCATGCCGCAGTACTTTGTGCAGCTGCTCAAGTATCAGGTGGCATGGCACATCGCGGAGCCGATTACCGAGCAGGCCGAGAAGGCTGGCTTCTGGCGGCGCATGGCGCTGGGTGAGCCGAGCGAGAACGGGCGCGGAGGCTACTTCCGCACGGCCACGCAGATTGACGGCGCAAACAACGCGGTCAAGGTGATCGACGACTACACCCTGATCACGGCGAGGTACTGATGTCGCGTTTCGTTGACCTGCAGACCAACTTCAGCACGGGCGAGCTTGACCCGTTGATGCGGGCGCGTGTCGATCTGGAGCAGTACAACAACGCGCTGGCCAAGGCCACAAACGTCCTGATCCAGCCCCAGGGTGGCCTGCGCCGCCGGCCTGGCACCAAGCACATCCTGGAGCTGCCCAACACCAGCACCGCCAGCGCCGGCAACGGCGTGCGCCTGGTGCCCTTCCAGTTCTCGGTGGCCGACAGCTATATGCTGTGCTTCACGCACCAGCGGATGTACGTCATCAAGAACGGTGTGGTGCAGGCCAACATCAACGGTTCGGGCAACAACTACCTGACGACCAGCATCACCAGCGACATGGTGGACGATATGTGCTGGACGCAGTCGGCTGATACCCTGATCGTGGTGCATCCTGACCTACAGCCCGTGCGGATCACGCGCACCAGCGACACGGCCTGGACGGCCACCACCATCACGTTCGACAGCGTCCCCAAGTACGCTTTCAATCTGGACTCGCACACCAACAACTCGGAAACGCTGACACCGTCTGCTGTGAGCGGCAACATCACGCTGACCACCACCAGCTCTAAACACGACACCGGCACGGCCCAGGCTGGCACCAGCACGACCATCACGCTGAAGTCGGCATCTAGCAGCACGGACGACTACTACAACGGCCTGTACATCACCATCACGGGTGGCACCGGCTCTGGTCAGATCCGCATCATTGAGGACTATGTTGGCTCCACCAAGGTGGCAACTGTTGACCGCGCCTGGACGACCACACCCAACAGCACGAGCACCTACAGCATCACTAGCTTCACGACCGAATCGGTCAACCAGTACATCAACGCCACGCCGCAGGGCCGCGCCCGCATCGTGAGGTATGTGTCGGCTACGGTGGTCGAGGCCATTACTGAGTACCCATTCTTCAGCGCCGCAGCAATTGATGCTGGGCGCTGGGAGATCGAACACGGCTACGAGGATGTCTGGAGCAGCACCAAGGGTTGGCCACGGTCGGTCAGCTTCCATGAGGGCCGGCTGTACTTTGGTGGCAGCAAGTCCAGGCCCTCAACTATCTGGGGCAGCAAGATCGGACTGTTCTTCGAGTTCGTGCCGACCGAGTCCCTGGACGATGATGCGGTCGAGGCGACCCTGGACACCAACGATCTGAACGTCATTACCGACATCATCAGCTCGCGGGACTTCCAAGTCTTCACCACCGGCGGCGAGTTCTTCGTGCCGCAGCGCGACAGCGACCCGATCACCCCGCTGACCTTCACCTTCAAGAACGTCAGCAGGAACGGCATCAAGCCTGGCACCAGGGTGCTGACCCTCGAGTCCGGCTCGGTCTACATCCAGCGCCAGGGCAAGTCGCTCAACGAGTTCATCTTCACGGACACCCAGGCGACCTACGTCACGAACCGCATCTCCCTGCTGTCTGGCCACCTGCTCAAGACCCCGCAGCGCATCGCCCTGCGCCGTGCTGCCAGCACCGACGAGGCCGACCTGCTGATGCTGACCAACGAGGCAGACGGCAGCCTGGCGGTCTTCTCGCTGATGCGCTCGCAGAACATCACCAGCCCCAGCGAGTTCACCACCGACGGCACCTTCCTGGACATCGGCGTGGATGTGACCCAGATCTACTGCGTCACGAAGCGCCGCTTCAACAGCGTGGACAGGTACTTCGTGGAGCTGTTCAGCGACTCGCTGTACACAGACTGTGCCTTCACGGGCGGGGCTGCAGCCAGCGCCAGCGGCCTGCCGCACATCGGCAAGTCCCTGAACGTCATCTGCGACGGCGTGCCCCAGGGCAATGAAACCGTCAGCGGCGGCGGCTCTGTCACCTTCGACCGGGCCAGCACCACCAGCTACGAGGTGGGCCTGCCCATCACGGTCTACGTCAAGACGATGCCCGTGGACATCCGGCTTCAGACCGGCAACCGAGTGGCCTTCAAGAAGCGCATTGTGGAGATCAATACGGTGGTCAAGGACACCCAGCATCTGCTGGTCAACAACCAGCCGGTGGCCTTCCGCTTGTTTGATAACCCGCTGCTGGACGCGCCCGAGCCAACCTTCACCGGCATCAAGCGCGTCAACGGCGTGCTGGGCTACAGCCGCGAGCAGGCCATTGAGGTGTCCCAGAACCTGCCCTTGAAGATGACTCTGCTGGGGCTTGATTACCGCGTGGCGGTTCACGCAGGAACTTGACCATGGCTATCACACTAGGACAAGCGCAAGCAGTCGGCGGCATTCTGGACGCTTACGCATCCTCCGAGATGCAGCGGGCGCAGGCGATCCAGCAGCAGACCGGCTACCTGTTGCAAGCACGCGACACTCTGGCGGTGGCCGAGGTGCGTGCCGATCTGGACGAAACCTACGCCGCCGTGCAGACGGGCCGGATGCTGCAGAAGGCTGAGACGGACGCCCGCAACTGGCAGATCGCCGGCAACACTCTGCTGCGGAACATGAGGCAGACCAATGCCGCCCTGCGTGCCCGTGCGGCGGCCAGCGGCGTGGCCCTGGGCACGGGCTCCATCGAGGCGGTGCAGCGCGAGAACGTGGCCGCCACCATGCGTGATGTGGACGTTGCGGAGCTGAACGCCTTGTCTGCCCGCGTGCTGGGTTTCGAAGACGCCTCGGCGCTGCTGCAGTCCACCGAGCTGCAGAACACGCTCAACCTGTTCCAGGCCCAGCGCCAGGCTGGCCAGTACGGCCAGGCAGCTGGTGCTGCACGGCGTGCCGGCGGGATGCTTGCCAACTTCACCCTGGCCCGCGGGGCGATGAATCTAGCCAAGGCTGACCCGTTCAGCACCGGCCCGAAAGATCCGCTGGCGAACTGGCGGCGCTACGGCAGAGAGGATTAATAGATGGCAACAGGACGCATTGAATCTGGCCGCGTAGACATTCGCGCCCCCGGCAACGTACCCATGCAGCGCGTGGGCGTGCAGGAGGTCAACTTCATCGGCTCGCGTGCAGAGGCGCAGGGTTCCGGCCAGATCGCAGACGCGCTCGACCGCATGAGCGCCAGCCTGTTTGGAGAGGCTTTCCGGCAGCGCGAGCGGGAGGGCCTGCAGTTCGCTGCCGAGAACCCGCTCACCCCCGAGCAGTTCGAGGCCGCCAAGAACGGGAACCTGGCCGATCTCAGGCTTGGCGACAACCCGGTCAGCGTGTTCCAGCAGGCGGTGCAGAAGGCCCGCGCCCTGGAGCTGTCCAATCGTTTCGAGACAGAGGGCCGCAACGAGCTGGTGCAGCTGCTCACCCAGGTCGAGCAAGGCCAGGCCAACTCCGAGCAGGTGCTGACCAAGATCAGAACGATGACCGACGGCCTGGGTCGAACGCTTGCCAAGGTCGATCCCGAGGCCGCCTACAAGTTCCGGGCAACCATGGCCACGCACGGCAACGTGGTGCTGAAGTCGGCCATCGAGGCTGAAACCAAGCGCGAGCTGAACAAGCAGCGAATTTTGTTCGACATGGACTTCGACCGAGAGGTGCGGCTCATGGAGGAGGCCGCAGCTAACAATCCCGACAATTTCGAGGCTTTTGCCGGCTTTTTCCGCAACCAAATCGCTCGCAGTGCTGCACGCTTCAATGATCCTGCCATCCAGGCCCAGTACAGCACCAAAGCAGAGGAAGCACTCAAGAAAGCCCGCGTCGGCGCTGTGTCTGCCTACGTCGGCAGCACCGACTTCTCTGGTGACCCGCTGGCTGCTATCAAGCGCCTGGACGCCATGGACGCCGGCAAGATGTCCAAGCTGTGGGTCGGCATGAGCTTTGACGAGAAGGCCCAGGTTCGCAGCAACCTGCGGACGCTGGTGACCGAGCGCCAGGCTGCGGTCGATCAGGCGGCCAAGGACGCGCTGCAGGCCGATGCTGTGCAGGTGGCGCAGCTGGAAACCCAGTACTTCCAGACCGGCAGCAAGGCCGCGCTGGATCAGCTGCGTGCGATCAGCATCCGCAACCCCAAGGCCATTAGCCCCGAGCGCGTGTTCGACCTGCCGCAGAAGCGTGCCGGCGGGGAGCAGGCCAACCCCCGCGCCGAGTTCGTTCTAAAGACCGAGATCATGCAGGGCCTGCACCCGGATCCCTCTTCCATCGAGAAGCGGGCGAAGGAGCTGGGCATCGGCTACAAGCGCCTGAACGAAGGCGTGTTGAGCTTCTACATCTCGCGCACCAGCGAGGAAGAGCGCGATATCGACCGCCTGTTCCGCACCGAGTCCAAGATCATCCCCGGCCAGTTCAACATCTCGCAGCGACAGAACGAGGCCTATGCCTCGCTGGAGCGCCGCTTCCAACGCGAGTACGCCGCGGCGGTCGAGGCCGCACGCAAAGACAACAAGCCGCTGCCGACCAAGATGCAGATCGCTGATAAGGTGGTTAAGGGCCGGCGTGACTCCGAGGCCAACAAGACCATCCAGCGCCTGGTGGACAACCTCAACACGAACTACGGATCGAATGGGTCTGTCCGCAAGACGGGTGTCCTGTTCACCGACGACATGGATGTGAACGACATCGCCTCTCGCGCAGCTGCACTTGGCTTGCGCCGCGAAGACGTTGACGCCATTCGGCAGAGCTACCGGGCCATCTCCGAGCAACGTAAGAAGCTGGACGCAGAATGATCGCCAAAGACTTCGACTCCGCATTCATTGATTGGTCGCTGGAGCGCGACTACCCTGCCGCGCCGCCACCCGAGGAGCAGGCCGGCATGGACGGCGTGCAACTGGCCATGGGTGGACGAGGTGGCGGCAGGGGCAGTCAGCTCACCATGTCGGACGCCGGCATGGCCCTGTTTGACATGGGAGCTGGGACTTTGCGTGGCGCTGCCGCCCAGACGATAGGCCTGGGTGGAGACATCGAGATGCTGGGCCGTGGCCTGCGTGCCATCTTCAACCGGCCCGAAGACCAGAGCCGGATCGACGCATTCCTGGCCGGCATGAAAGAAAAGACCCGGCTGGCGACCACAGAGCAGGTAAGCAAAGAGGGATTCCGCATCCCCTTTACCGATGTTCAGGTTGAGCTTCCTCCTGTAGCGCCGCCTGGTTCAAGGAACGAAGCAATCAGGACGCATAGCGCCAACGTCGGCCAGGCATTCGGAGAACTTGCGCCGCTGCCTGGTGCTATTGATGCTGGCGTCAAGGGCGTGAAGGCCGGAGCGAGAGCTGTCGGTCAGGCAATCGACCAGGCCATGACCCAAGGCACCGGCCCTGCTGCCCGCATCATCCCGCAGGCCGTGCGCCCGATGAATGTGGTACCGCCTGGCTCGGTGACGAACGTAGCGCCGCCACTTACAAAGGATGAGCGTAGCGTGGTAATTAACTTTGCTGGACGCAATCCGGCCAAACGGGAACTGGCGACTGAGGCAGTTCGCGATATGCATATGTCTTACCCGGAGGCAGATGGCTGGGCACCAATTGAAATCAATAAGATAAATGAAAAATTAAACAAAGAAGGCGAGCTTGTAAAAGTTGAAATTGCGCCAAAGGCCATACCGTATGACTTCCATACGCCGCCAGCAGATGTGCCGGTCGAAGCATGGCAGGCCACCATATCTTCGCGAGTGCTGGACGAGGTACAAGCTGTTGTTGACCGTGCCGCTGCGGGTGACAAGGCGGCTTTGGATATCTTGGCAGAGGCCAGTTGGTATCGAACCATGCGCGACAGACTGCGTACAGAGTTTGGTGGCATTGGTGATGTGTTTGCTGATGTTCTTGGTACGACCTCGGCTCAAACAGATGTTCGTCAAAACTTTAAGAACGCATTAACAGTTCTCACAAAATTTAGCCGGGGTGATTACGATAAGACGCTGGCAGCGTATGACGCAAGAGTCGCCAAAGGGCAGCCGGTCGATGCAAAGACTTTGACGGAACTGGACAAGGCCGGAGAGTTTGATCTGATCAAAAGTGATGCGGGTATGTTGTTCAACACAAACAGCCCGGCAACCATGGGCGCACTGTTGGATATGTTCCGCGCCATAAAAACTGGTGACTCTCCGAAGACGCCGAACTTTACAGGCAATTTGATCGGCTTGACCAATGAGGCGACCATTGATGTGTGGGCGGCCAGAATGCTGCGTCGGCTGGCTGATTTACCTAGAATCCCGCCACCAGCAGAGCAGGGTGTGGCAGGCTCGCATTTAAAAGGATCTACTCTTTTTGATCCAAAAGTTGGCAGCGAGTTTGGCTTTGGTCAGGATGTGTTTAGAGAAGCAGCTGACGAAATTAACAAGAGCGGCATCATCAAAAACATTGCGCCAGACATCGGCGATCTTGGGCCTGATGATTTACAGGCGGTTGCCTGGTTCATTGAAAAAGAGAGGTGGACAAACAACGGGTGGACGACCAAGGCCGGCGAAGGCGGCTCTCTTGATTACGAGATGTCGTTGGCTGGTGCGGCTGATCAAAATCGAATTAGTGATTTACGCAAGGGCATCAACCAATCATTCCAGGCCCCAGCTCGGCGTAAGGGTGAATTAATAATGGGCGAGCAGGCGTATGAGTACCGGGTCAATCCGCTGCGAGAGCAAGACCTGGCAAACAAAGAAGCCATGCGGCAAGAGCTTTTGCAATCCAAGGCCAGCGTTGATCGCTACACGCTTGGCGTTTCTGGAGAGCGTCCAGACAAACCAATGAGCAACTATGGGCAAGCCGAGCTGGCCGCTGAGTTTGATGACGTTGTGCGTGGTGATGCCAGCGTGGTGACCTACAACCTGGCCAACACCTACGGATCATTCATGGCCCAGACCGAGCGGGCGCTGAATGCCGAGTTTGTGACCCGGCAAAACTTCAACCCCGCGCCTTTGGAGCGACGGCTAGTCGAGCAGGGCAAAGCCTATGACCAGGATGCCGTGTTCATGTCAAAGGTGCTTAAAGACGGAACCAGCCCGAATGCTCGGCCAGGTGTCGAAATTTACTTCAAGCAAAAGATCACCCCCCAGCAGATGGAGAAGGTGACAGAGAAGCTGCGCCAGTACGGGGTAGACGGGTTTACCTATGTGACCGATATGCGCTTCAACGACCGCATCAATGTGCAGGCTAGATCTGGCGGCGCTGATACAGCAGGACTAAATGGCATTCGTTTTCAATACATCCCGGAGTTTGACGAATCCTTTAACGCTGCAAATCGGGCGTCAATCATGCAGCAAAAGGAAGATCTTTTCCGCGACGTTGTGGACGATATAATCAAAGAGGGCAATGTGTCTGATGCACGCATGGTGTACTACGACACCAAGGTCTTCTTTAGGAGTGACTACGATGAGTACCTTGCAAGAACAGCTGGCGCGGGAAATCCAGAAGCGCGGGGAAAACAGCCCGGTCGCTCAGATGCTCCGCAACCAAATCAACGCGGAGAAATCCGGCAAGGGGTTTCAGGAACTGTACCTGACCGGCGCAGTCGCCAAGCAGGAATCCTCGCAGGACAAGAAGTAAGCGGGGGCCGTCCGGCTCCTCAGAAAGGAGCTAAGTGATGGCCATCCCGCCCCTGGAGCAGCGCCTCAATGACATGGTGTCCACGCCGGGTGAGCCGGCGCTAGAGCCGAGCATTGACGCCACCCCGCAGCCCGGCCTGCCTGCTGTCGCGCAGGAGGAACTCCCCGAGGATGTCCAGGTCGCCGGCCTTGTGAGTGGCGGCCTGAGCCTGCTGGAAGGCCTGACCAAGAGCGGCGCACGCGCTGCCAAGAAACCCAAGCTGGTGGACGAGGTCATCAAGGCAGCTCCTCCCCCGGCTGCCGCGGGTGCCACGCCCATCGCCCCGGTGACCACACCCAAGGCCCCTGCCCCGGTCAAGCCTGCAGCCCCGCAGCTGCGCCCGGTGGACATCACAACCGTCAACGACATCGCTGCCGAGCGGGCCATGCTCGAGGCCGCCGGAGCTGGCCAGGCCGCCCCGCCTGCCACGCCGATCTCCAGCGCCTGGACTGACAACGACGGCCTGGCGGCCACCATCCGCGCTGCCGGCGACAACTTTGCCGAGCAGGCACCCTCGATGTCCCTGCGGTCGATCTACACCCAGGCCATCAACGCCGGCGTGCCCGAGAAGTTCCTCGAGCGTGCCCTGGCTGGCGAGAGCATGGACGCCACCGTCGGCGGCAGCCAGCTGGCCAAGCAGCTGGCCGGCGCGGTGGTTGTGCATGACGAGAGCGCCAAGAAGCTGGACGACCTGTTCACCAAGATGAAGGACGGCACCCTGGACGACCAGGGCAAGCTGGATCTGCGCCTGGCCCTGGCCCAGCACAAGATCATCGTGGAGCAGCTCAAGGGCATCCAGACCGATGTGGCCCGCTCCCTGAACGTCTTCAAGCGCGTGAAAGACAAGGGGCCTGGCCTGGACACCCGCGATGTCCGCGCCGCCCTGGACGAGCTGGGAGCCGATCAGTCCGACCGCGTGCTGTACCAGCTGGCCGTGGACTACCTAGAAACCCCGACCCGCAAGGGCAAGAACGCCCTCATCGAGGTCGGCCTGGGGGCAAAGATCAGGGACATCTGGTTCCACACCTTCCAGGCTCACCTGCTCAACGACCCGGCTACCCATGCCTACAACCTGGCTGGCAGCGGCGTCTTCGGTGCCCTGCAGCCCCTGGAGCGGGCGCTGGCTACTGGCATCGGTCGCATCCGCACCGCCATCCCCGGCACCGACCCTGACCGCTACCAGATGGGCGACATCATGGCCACCCTGAGCGGCCTGAAGAACGGGATGCTGGACGGCTGGGAGCTGGCCAAGGAGGCCATCAAGAGGGGCGGCGAGAGCAAGTTCACCGAAACCAACAGGCCCCTGAACCCGCTGTCTGCCGAGTACCTGTCCGACACCCCGATCCGGCTGTTCGGCAGGGAGGTCTACCGCACCCCCGACCTGCGCGACAGCTGGGTGGGCCGCGCCATCGAGGGCCTGGGCTTCGTGCAGGACATTATGAGCTTCCGGCCCATCGCTGCTGCCGACGAATTTGTGGGCGGCATCGTGGCCAGGATGCAGCTGCACCAGGAGGCCTGGACGTACCTCAACAAGGAGTACGACCGCCTGATCGCTGCCGGCATGGATCCGGCTGCAGCTCGCGCCGAGGTGCAGGCCAAGGGTGCCCAGCTGCTGACCGAGCGCCCCCGCGCCATGCAGGAGAACATCGATTCCCTGCGCGACATGGTTACCCTGCAGACCAAGATCGACCGCCAGGGCGTGCTAGGCGAAACCTACTACTGGAGCAACCAGATCCTGAACCTGGCCCCGATCAAGATGATTGTCCCGTTCGCCAAGACGGTGACCAACCTGTTCATCGAGGGCAGCAGCTACATCCCCGTGCTGAACGCGGTCAGCCCCCGCTTCTACGACCTGTGGAGCAAGGGAGGCCGGCACCGTGATGTGGCCATCGCCAGGCTGTCCATGGGCGGCTCGGCCATCACCGGCTCTGCCATGCTGGCGCTAGACAACCGGGTGACCGGCAGCGGCCCGTCGCAGACCGAGGATCGCCAGGCCCTCGAGCGCCTGGGCTGGCAGAAGTACTCCCTGGTCTTCGACAAGGGCGAGATCAGCGAGGAGAACATCGAGCGCCTGCGGGCCATCACCAAGGTCAGCGTCGGCTCGGACAAGATCTACGTCAGCTACGCCCGCTTCGATCCTGTCAGCATGGTGTTTGCAATGGGCGCTGACATGGCTGATGCCGCCAAGTTCGACCGCCACCCCGGGATGGAGGATTGGCAGCGCATGGCCCTGGCCGGCATGACCGCCACCGGCGAGTACATGGCCAACCTGCCCATGCTGCAGGCTATCGGGGAGCTGCTGTCCATCGCCCGCTCGCGCAGTACCGACACCGGCGAGAAGCTGGTGCAGGTCTTCGACGGCCTGGCCCGCCAATATACGAACTTCGTCTATACCGGCACACCTGGCGTGGGCTTCACCAACTCGACCCTGATGGGCCACATCGAGCGCCTGGTGGATCCCACCCGGTCGAACGTCAAGGCCGCCGAGATGGATGTGCCGGCGGGGCTGCGGGCCTTCTACGAAACCAAGCAGCGGATCATGTCGCGCATCCCCGGCGTGTCTGCCGATGTGCCGCCCCTGCTGGACGAGCTGGGCCGCGAGGTCAAGGTGGACACCCGCGGGCTGGATAACTGGCTCAACTGGTCGCCCGTGATCCAGGCCCGCGAGGGCAAGCGGTCGGAGGTGGACGAAGTCCTGGTGGCCCTGGACTACGGCATCCCCCGCGCCAGCGAAACCTGGGACGGGGTGCGCCTGTCGGCCCAGCAGATCAACCGCTTCAAGCGCCTGGCCGGCCAGGAGATCCTGATGGAC